GCTGTAGGTGCTGTTATCATGTGGTCTGCCTCCCAGTATTAGGATCAACAAACTCTTCTTTTTCCTCTTTATCTTCTGCTTTATCTTCTGCTTTATCTTTAGCACCGCCTCCAAAAGCTCCAATTAATTGAGCTATGATTGCTGGCAAACCACCACCGGATATTATGTTCGACAAGTCACTCGGTTGTGCATAGGAATAAGACTGTGTTTCTAATGGTAACGCACCCCCAAGTAGGGATTGCATATATTGCACTTGACGGTATGGGAAATCTCTTTCTTCTTCAAACTGAGCTTTATCTGCTGCTATGCCCTCCGCTTCTATAGCTCTTTGTATTTCACCAGCTTTGCTTTGAGCGCCAAGTACATCAAAGCCAAATCGATTAGCCATTTCTTGTGCTTGTTTTGCTTTGTCTTGCTCTACGTTAAATTGCTTTCTAGCTGACTCAAAAGCTGACGCGTACCCTTTACCTGTTATATCAGCCAAATTTCTGTTTAATCTGTCATCTCGCTCTAAATCAGCAAGAGCCTGACGAGATCCACCAAAAGCACCAGCCCGAGTAAACCTGCCCGATTCCGCTTGCCTGCTTATTTCTGCCTGCCTACGAGCTTCTTCTAGTTGAGGGTTTAACACTGCTTGTAGGTACGGGTTCATGTACTCACCAACCACTCCACTAGCAGCAGGTACGTCCCCACTAGCAGTTGGTGCACCAGAGGCAGCAAACGTACCGGGGGTGAAAGCACCCATAGCAGACGCACCAGAAGCATCTGTAGGTAACGCTAACCCTGCCAATCCTGTAAACGCTTTGTCCTGTAACGCAGAGGTGCCAGCGGTAAGCGGCCCCATATAGGCTTCGTAGGGTGTCTCTGCAATAGCTCGGCCTCTGCCAAGCATTTCGGTTACATACGGGCCTACATAACTAGATAAAGATGACTCAGTACCAGTTTTTGAACCCGTTATATCGTCTTGTGATGTGGTCATGCCATACCCCTTACAAAATCTCTAGGGTCTATTTCTTTACCCTGCTTTGCGTTACCTGTTCTTTCCTGTCTTACATCATTCATAAATTTATGTAAGAACGCAGCGCCTGCATTTGAATTGCCGTTGCCTAGATGAGACACCACATCAGCAGGTATGACAAACTCACCATCACTCAAACGAACCTCATCCCTGCCTACATTAGCTGGCACTTCGTCTGCCATACCATCAGTAGCTCCGTCTAAATATCTACCGCCCATAGAATAAATTCTGTCCGGCCCCGCCATGCCGACCTCTTTTTGGTCTTCTTCTTTCTTTTTAGGCTGTGTATCAGATGGGCCATACGCAGGATTTAAGCTCGCAAGCCCTTCAGCTTGTTTTGCTGCAGCTGCTTGCGCCTGTTCAACTGTCATGGGAGTTGTTTCTGGCTTTTGTGCAAACATTGTATCGCTAAAATACCGTCTACCACCTGCACCGGGGCGACGATTGGGGTTTTGCGGCATGGCTACCCGCTGCCTAACTGCCTGATATTCTGGTATGTCACCTTGGTAGCCAACTACAGGTATTTTTTGGTCGCCCAAACCAGATTGTTGTGCTAGATAGGCAAGGCCCATACCTAACAAAGGCCCGGCATCGCCTGATAGGTATTCACCTACATCACCAGTAAAAAATCCTATAACGTCACCTAATGCTCCAGTGACATCAAAATCATCTTTACCGGAAATGTAATCTGTTAATTCATCCCACCAACTACTCTTTTTCTTGCTCATCTTTTATCTCTTAGTATTCGTAAAAGATCGTTAACAGTGCCTACTTCTTTACGATCAAATATATTATCAGTATTTTCGCTAACGAGACCACCTTGTTTGAAGCCCATTGGTCTTCTTTGTTTGGGGGGTTCGCCTAAAGCAGGTAGGCCAAAGGGAGATAGGTACTGATCTAGGGGTATACGCTTGCCACTTATATCATAGATGTATTCAAGCTCTTTAGTAGGTTTGGATTCAACCTGCACTCGTCTAGGCTGTAGAAGTTGCATAAGCTGCTGGCTACCAAGCCCCGTGCCTCTACTTCTTTCTCTACCTTCACCCTCACCTTCACCCTCACCTCCGCCTTCTCCCGGCCCTTCTCCTGACCCTGTACCTGTACCTGTGCCACTACCGTCGCCGCCACCTGTACCACTACCTGTGCCTGTACCCGTACCTGTTCCAGTTCCAGCGCCAGCACCACCCCCTGTGCCAGTACCAGTGCCACCGCCCGTACCCGAACCTACACCTGTACCGCTACCTGTACCGCCGGGTTCTCCTGTATCACCTGCACCTGCGCCTGTTGTGCCTGAGTCTCCTCCGCCAGAAGAGTCCGTTGGCCCAGTTGTGCCTGTACCTGCACCTGTTGTGTCTGCATCGCCAGAGCCTGTGCCATCTGTAGGCCCAGTTGTGCCAGTGCCTGTTCCACCAGTGCCAGCACCTGTTTTATCTTGGTCTGCAGCGGTATCGCTTGTTCCTAAATCATCGCCCGTACCCGCACCGCCTGTAGTAGTTTCTGTAGTGTCGGCTGCTCCTGCAGTGCCTGTAGACGTAGTGGCTGTAGATGTATCATCACTGCCTGTAGTGGTTGTGGTAGTGCCTGTACCTGTCCCAGTGCCTATAGATATAGCCGTTAAAATGTCTTTGAAAAGATCATCTTCTTGTTGAGTAGTGGTTGTTGTAGAAGTGTTTATTTCCTCACTATCTACAACGCTTAGATCATCCACCCTATCACCACTCCCTGTAGGGGGAACGTCTTTAGGGGTTACTGTATATATCCCCGGCTCTAGGTCAGGCCAGTTTGGTTTTACTACAACGCCCAGCCCTGAACCTAGATAAACAGGAATATCTTTTACTCGTATCCATCGATTATTACCTAGGTACGACCACCGTTCTTCTTTAGGTACACCGCTGCTACCTGTATCAGTAGTGCCTTCTTCTCCCGTTTCTCCAGACGTAGTGCCTACTGCGGCGTCAGCGCCTGTATCTCCACCCGAACCAGCACCAGCACCCGAACCAGCACCGCCACCGCCTCCACCGCCTCCACCGCCAGCGTCAGTTGTATCGGTTTTGTCGGTTGTATCGGTTTTGTCGGTTGTATCGGTTTTGTCGGTTGTATCGGTTGTATCGGTTTTCGTTGGAAAGTTTGGGTCTACCGTTGGTGTTACAGTTGTATCTGGGTCTCCACCTGTTACGTCACTAGTAACTTCCGTTTCCACATCTTCTTGCGGGTTAGCTGCTATAGCAGCTGCCGTTAGTTCATCTTCCGATGGTTCATCCCCTGTAGCAGGCTCACTTGTAGGTATCCCCCCTGCAGTCGTGTCAGTTGTACCTTCGTCGGTTGTACCTTCGTCGGTTGTACCTTCGTCGGTTGTACCTTCGTCGGTTGTACCTTCGTCGGTTGTATCTGCGTCAGTTCCGCCTGTAGTCGGTTCATCCCCTGTAGCAGGCTCACTTGTAGGTAGCCCTCCTGTAGGAGAGTCGTAGCTATATGTTCCAGCACTTCCTGCAACATCAGAATACCCATCTTTTGCTTCTGATACGCCTGTTGCTTCCGCCGCAGTTTTTTCCGCTGCCCGTGCTTCTGCCGCCGCTTTTGCATCGGCTCTCGAAGTAGCTATAGCCGCTCTTACCGCTTCTTCTGCGTCCCTTCTAGCCTGTGCTACATTGCTTTTATACGTGTCTTCCGCTTTTTTCCTTGTTAGTGCTTCTGCTTTTTTAGCGTTCTCAAGATCAACTCTTGCTGCATCTGCAATTTGTTTAGCTTTAGTAAGTCTGTTTCGTTTTTCTATTTCTAAAGCGTTAAGTTGTTTTTCGTAATAAGCCCCCGCACCACGACGCTTGCCCATTATTTTCGGGTATCTTCTCAACGCCGCTTTAGCACTGGTTATTCTGCCATCAAGATCCTCCATACCTATTCCAGTAAGTAAATCTGAATAGGTTTGTGTTGTTTTTGTAGCGTTTGTCGTCGCTGTTTCTGTGGCATCTGTTGCAGCTACAACATCAGGATCCTCATCTACAGAGGACACATTGGCGACGGCTGCAGACCCAGCAGCGGCTACAACTTCGTCGTCACTGCCACCCGCATTAACAGCGTCAGTTATTGCGCTATTTACGTCCTCATCGCCATCATCGTCATCGCCAACAAGTGCGTCTATTACAGTGACCGCATCTAGTGCATCGTCGCTAGCGTCGGCGTCATCTTCATCTCCCCCTTCAGTGGTGGTAGCGGCAGTAGTCAGGTTGTATATGACATTAGGGTTGACTTCACCATTTGGCCCTGCACCGGGGCCACTATATGTCCCCCCACCGGGTAGCCCACTAGCGCCTGTAGCTGACGCTGCTGCCGCTTCTAAAGCCGCCCTAGATTCTTCATCTAAATACTGTTCTGCGTAACTTATACCTTTTGTGGTGGCTGCTATGGAGCCTAATAGGTTTAAAGTTACTTTTTCAGCAATTGCTGCATCAGCTCCGGCACTAACTAACAAATTTTGAAAAGTGGTATTTATTGCTCCTTCTTTACCAAATATACCTGCAAAGGTAGCGGGAGCATTTTTTACCGCCGTTATTATTTTAGAACTCGCCGTGGAGAGAAACTGCCCCATTCCGGTTGAGCCAATATACTGAGCCGCCATTGGCCCCAATATAGCAACGCCTACAAAAGCCGCAAAATATGGGGCTGCATCCTTAAAAAAGCCCTCAATAAAACCCTTTGACTGCGATAATTTAGGTCTATGGTAAGAGCCGTACTGACCTATACCACCCAGCTGCGTGTAGTACCCTTGGTCGCTATTCATATGCAGGGTATTTTGCAGTCTGCCACCGTCCCGCTGTTCTTGGTAATAGACAGGTGTTAAGCCTACATTTAGCTCTAATTTTGTCCCGTCAGGTGTAGTGATAGAAGTAGGTATTTTGTTGTCTTCTATGTACGTTTTTATCTTTTTATTATGGTCTTGCAGTGCTTTTGAGTAAGCAGCAAAATTTGTGTATATCGGGCCGGGGGTTTTTCTAAGTTCCTCTGACCTTATTCTGTCCGCCTCACTCGTTGCCGATGCACCTATCTCACTCCCCATACCTCCCCCTACTTTTATAGGGTCGTATTTGGGTTGCATTGCAGCAAAAGTTTTTAGTTGTGTAAGTTGGTCATTAGATAGAGAGGTATTGTTGTTACCATCGGTAACAATGTTTTGTTTTTGCCAATCTTCTAGGCTAACGTTCCCGTAGCCAACATACCCCCCGCCTTCAGACTCGGTATATTCATCAGATATACTAGCCGTGATACCGTCAAGGTAGCTTTTACCCTCATCGCTATCAAAATACGCTTCTAGCTGTTCTTGTATTTGTTCTGCGGTAAGAGCCATTACGTAACCTCTAAGATACTAGCAACAACGTGCAGTCTATCAGCTGTGGCTGCTGTAACTTTTAATATCTCAGATTCTTGCACCACCAGCGGTGCTGTGAGTAATTCTACTGTGGTGTTAGCACCTATCGCTTTGACTTTAAACAGACTGAATACTGCGGAATCTGTGTCAGTAATAGTCACAGTAATGGTATCAGCGTTACCTGAGTCTTCTGATACGAGTATAGATTTAACAATAGCAGTGGTAGCTGTCGCGCAGGTGTAAAGAGTAGTCGCCGCCGTACTCGTTAAATCTTTTTTAGCATTAACGTAAGTATTAGCCATTTCTACAACTAACTAAGAAACCAAGCAGTAGCTTGTGCAGTGGGTGATACAGACGCATCGCGTATGCCTTTATCAAGCTGATTGAAATAGAGGCGTAATGCGTTGTTTATCTGGTTAAATGCACTTTCGTCATACTCTCTTGGCGGGTCTGGCAAGACAGGTGCTTTGAAATCTATACCGTAACTGGTTCTATCTACTGCCATTACCTTCTCCCATCAGGGCGCATTTCTAAACGCGGTGACCCTAACTGCCATTTGACCCCAGCCTCGCTGGATTCTATCTTCAAAGCCAACTGTCTACCTCGTACTCGCAGATCCAACCTAGATGTAAACGCTTCGATAGGTGCAGTAGCTGTTCTGGTTATAGAACCTGTATTCGTGCCACCTTCAGAAGCGGGCGAATTACGCCCAGACCCAGAGTTTTGTGCTGCAAACAAAGACAGCGTGGCGCTGGGGCTGTCCACAGTAGACCCATCAAAAGTTACATCTGGATAGACCTTTTGTATAAACGCAAATTTATGCCCATCATCTAGGTCAAACTGTGCTGAAGTAATAAACGAACTAATACCTGCATTAGTACCTGTTTCGTTATCATCTATGCCATCTTCGTGGTTGACCACATTGTTATTGTAAGTCGCAGCTAACGGAAAGTCCCGTATGCCAGAATCTATCCACGCAGATCGGCTAAGATTACCGTAGTACCAGATGTTTTGTGCGTAGTTGTATATAACGTACCTACTGGCAGTTGTAGAACCAGATGGACAATAGAACCACCATATCTCACTAAACGCTTCGTTAGTGCCTGCAAACACTTGGTCATATTGTTCTGTATTAAAGTCATTAAATATATAGCGTTTAACCGTGCAGGGTAGTGACTGCACACGACCATCATATCGGTAGAATCCACCTACCCCCATCCAGTAAGCCACACCATTTGCGTATGCTACAGATCTTGTAGACGCGATAGATAAGTTTTCGCCCACTGTTTGTGATCCCCAAACTGCAGGAGCGCCTACGTACTGCAATGCGTACAACGCAGAATCAGTCCAAACTAGTATCTCCTGTCGGCCTTGTATGGCGGTTATTATTTCAGATCCTTTGGACAACCTAAGATCACCTGCTTGATTAGTAGACGAAGGAGTCCAATTGATTGCATTTTCTTGATCCGACCAACGTAACAACATTGGGTCTAGGTCTGTGCTGCCTAACACGTTAGTACCGAAACAAAACACAAAACGATTATCCGACACGAGCACAGTATTTACTTTTACAGGGACGTTTGACGCATTAGTTTCACTGGACAGTAAGACACCACGAGTGGTCAATGCATCAGTTGCATCCCAGAAAAACAAACTGCCTCCACGAGCAGCGAATATAAGATCTTCACCGAAGTTAGATTGTGTCCATAGGCGAAGTGCATCCGTGCTTGTAACGCCTGTGCTCCACGCACCAAGGCCCCATCCAGCAGCGCCCCAACCTACAAGTGCTTCTGCTACTGCAGGGCCAGTATTTATTTGATATGTAGCGGTTACAGAGCCACCGCCCGAAGCTGAAGAACTTGCGGCTTCACTAGCTGTTATGGTGTATGTATTACCTGTTAAATAGGTTATCTGAAACTCGCCATTTAGAGTCAGCCCACCTACCGCAGAAGCACCGCTAAATGTAACAAAGTCATTATTTTTGTACCCGCCATTAGCATCTGTAACTGTGACTGTGGTAGAACCACTTACGGTAGTAAAAGGGTCTGTAAGCGATACAGCAGCGCGTATAGGAGTAATGTCGTAATACGTTCCACCCTGCTCTATATAAAACTTTAAATTAGTGCCTACACCAAGCAGCTTTTGACTACCTAGTGTCACCCAAGAGAATAAAGACCTAGCAATACCCAAAAACGAGTTAGTAGATATACGATTCCACCCACCTATTTTTTCCGGCATACCGGAGCGAAACCTTATTTTGTCGCACTCGTACCAACCACCCTCACTTGTGTAACGAGTGTTTTCTCTATCCACCCCCGGTTTAAAGACCATTTTTTGCAGCGGCATTACGGATGCGCTCCCGTGCGAATGATCTCAGTCACTTCAACGGCTCGGTTACCGACTTGAGTAGCCCACCGACTGTCCATAAACTCGTCGGCTGCAATATCAAACTGCTCACGAGACATGGCCTCTAATGCTTTGACGAAACCACGGAGCCGTGTAAGCCCAAGGTTGAAACAAATATCAATCATGGCGTCTTGGCGAGCTTCGTTAAGTGCGCGGAACCAAAAATAAGTGTCCTCAAGTTCCTCTCGTACACGCCGAATATCGTTAGCTAGTAGGTATTCAATCTCTTCTTCAGATAGCCCAAGACCGCCGTTTTCGTCTATATTGCGCCCGACGCCTACAGTAATCATATTCTCTGAGCATTTGTACGCATGACTACGCACACCTTCGTGACGCTTCAACATTCCTATTAGCTCAATACCCATTACTTCTCCCTGCTCACGCCTCTGGTCTTCTCGTAGCTCCTCATAGCGCCCAAACCTAACATCCCGGTCATAGTAGTCATCAGCAACGATGGATCTATCTCTGGGACTTCTACCCAGATACCTGCAATCGGCGCGATCAGTACATGATACAGAAGACCCAGACTACAGCACCAACCAATGCTAGGACGCCACCCGGCAACAAAGAGAGACTTGTGAGCAGCCTCAACCTTGTTGACCTCTAGCTGCCCCTTGGCTAGTTCATTCGCATGTCGCTCTGCAAGAGTACTCAACTCAAAGGCGATACGATTCTTTTCGTCTTTGTCCTCAATAACCTTGTCAAGCAACTGAGTAGCTGGGCCTATGATTGATCCGAGTATGCTCATCTTTTTGCCATGTACGCTGTAGCGCCAAAGTATAGCCCCACAATCGATGCCTGACTAAGGAACAACATGTCACTCAAAGAAGCCAGAGTGGACAAACGAGACTCTGGGATAAATGGCATGAGTGGTAAAAGAGCGTAAACCACCATACTAGAAAGACTAACCCAAGCCATTCTTCGTTGACTATCTGCTTTCTCTTCACGCAGTTCGATTTCAACAAGCTCTTGATTTCGCGCCAGTTCTTCATCGCTCACGACCCCATCTCCATCAAGGTCGTATTGAGCATACCGCGATTTAGGCTCTAATTTCTTAGGACTCATCAGTCATCATCCTTTCTAGCGGGATCACGGAACAATATCTTGGTGCCTGCTTCTGAGGTAGGTATCTCTCTCACACGGCAGTAAGTTTTAAAGTAGCTATTGTTGCTGAGTAGCTCGTTTATCTTGCCTACAGACTGCGCGTTGAGCGCCTTAGAATATTCTAGGCACGAGGTCAGTTCTCTAAAGTACAACTCTTCGCCCGTGGGTTGCCCACGTTCAAGAACAATTAATACAAAAATCATCATGGTCATGCGCGAATGTCCAATGAAAACTGATCTTCAACTTTCACAATAGTAGAAAGAACTTGACCATTTTTATAGTAGTAATAAGTCTGGCTGTATTCCGTCAACGCTTCTACTTTATCAGTGCGAGTGCGACTGATC